AGATCAAAATTGCTTTAGGTATTTTTACAACCGCTTGCACAGTAAATATTCTTGCAGCTTTTATATCAATAATAAAAGGGTTATTCCCTGTATTAAGAGAAAAATAATACTCCTATTTAGTTTGACAACCAACAGGCTTTTTTATTGCCAATTTTATAACCGTATTCTCCTAAGGTTGCCTTCAAATGAGATTTTTTCACCAAAATATGAATAGTAGTATTTTTAAAAGTAAGATTTTGTTATATCATACTCACAACTTATCAAGTTTTATTTATTAATAAAGCTTGTTTAAACAATAAAACTTATTGATAAATAAGAGTATTTTTAGAACAATATTTGGGAAACACCGTGAATAGTCATCAAAATCCAGCATATTTTGCTGAAACTGTACTTAACAGCTTTTGGAATAATATTATTCCTGTTGATCCTATTGCTATAGCAAAGTGTTTCGGAATTAACGTTGTTTACGATAATTTGCCTGGCGATGCATCAGGAGCATTGGTAAAAACTAAAGATATGGATTATCCGATAATTTTAGTAGATCAATCTGATCCTGATGTTCGTAAACGTTTTACCATCGCTCACGAAATTGGACACTATATCTATAATACATTTATTCTTGGACTAAAGAACTATGAAAAAATTGATTATAGAAATAGCAAATCAAGCGGTGGAACAGATACTGAAGAAATTTTTGCCAATAAATTCGCAGCAGCTCTATTAATGCCTGAAAGCTATTTAAAAACGTTAGACCTATCAAATCGTAGTATAGTAATTGAACAGTCGGCTGCTCTTAGAGTGTCTGCTGAAGCATTAAACTATCGCTTAGATTCCTTAAAAGGTTATTAGTTAGATGTCCCGACCTCCATTTGAAGAATTTATTCATCAAGTTTCAGAAGAAAAGAAACGAGAACAAGAAAAAGATATCATCAAAGAAAAAGCGGAAAAAAGTGCTAAAGATGAAGAAAGTTGGGCTAAAACCGACGAAGAAGAACAACGCTCAAAGAAACTCGACAACGATGATAAAGAAAATGATATTACCTTAAAATCACATTATGCTTACTTGTTAATCGGTGTAATGATTATCCAACTTTTTGTAATGAATGGGGTTTTCATAGGTGTTGGTGCCGGCGAACTAAAATATGATAACTATGTTCTTCATCTCTACATAACAGGAACCTTACTTGAGCTATTCGGCTTAGTACTTGTGATAACTAAATATCTCTTCAAAAATAAATAATTTGACAACCACCGCCCTTTGATTTAGGATATGTCCACTTTCAGCAAAATCTGAAAGTCGGGATCGCAGTCCTGAATATACGAGGTGGTGAGTAATGGCTACCTAAATGGTGGCTTTTTTTATAGCCGAAAATCAGCAAATCTACCTTTTTCACAAATTTGTGAAAAAGTCGTCAATGGTGAGCTGAATGAGGAGACCGAAAGGTCTGCCGTTTTCTCGTATAGCGGTACTGCGAACCTTGTTCAGTTCACCACCAGTTATTCGCAGTAGCTCGTGGTGAGTTCTAAAAACTTAATACGAGAAACTAAAAATGACAAATTCAAATTTAATTCCAGTCTTCAACGGTTTAATTGCAAATCAACCTGTACAACTCTGTAATGCTCGTGAACTACACGCATTTGTAGAAAGTAAACGTCAATATGGCGATTGGATAAAAGATCGCATAACCGACTACGGTTTCGTTCAAGATGAAGACTACATCATCGTAACCCAACGTACCAACGGCAGACCCCGCAAGGAATATCACATCACCCTTGATATGGGCAAAGAACTCGCAATGGTGGAACGCAACGAAAAAGGGCGAATGGTGCGTAAATACTTCATCGAATGCGAACGCAGGGCGAAAGAACTAACAAAACAACAACAACCCTTACCCCTTGCTGAAGTGGACGCAGACGAAGAAGCCATCCGCATTATCGCTAACCTGTACCACTCACTTAATGGTGCGTATGAAATGGGCGAAAAAATACGCAAGGAATACCCACATCTTGGCAGAGATATAGATAAATTTATTGGTGGGCATTATCTCTATAACCTTAATATGCCAACCGAAAACGCTTTAACCAAAGCGAGAAAATATGTTCAAGCCAAAAGCGAACGCATTATGTTCATCAAAGGAATGTTAAGCCTGCTTGACGAACAACCACAACCAAAGCGATTAAACAACTTCTAATCTAATTTAACTCACCGCCTTACCTTACTTTTTAGTGAGGCGGTTTATTGCACCCTAAATTCAGTAAATTGTTCAAATAAGGAGCAAAAAATGAAATTCACACTAGAGCCGATTTACCTTATTACCGCATTAATCATCGCCTTTGTTTTAGGCATTAGTTGCCAACCACAACCGGTCAACGCATTGGATAAAGACACCGATTATTACGACCACACGCTCAACCTTGAAACTACCTTAAGCGAGGAACAGCAACAATGGCAACAATGGGCAAAAGAAGAATGGAAAAAGGAACACGGCAATTTACAAACACCGCTAACAGCAGAACACGAAGCGGAAATTAGAGAACGATTAGCTAAGGGGGTGAGATGATGGATATTTTTGAACAGCTTAATCAACAAGCGAAACAGCTTAACCGCCAACGGCTTGAAATATTATTCCATCAACTCACGTTAGCTTTGCATCAGTATAAAACGGATCCACAGTGGAATAACTACTTTACTGAGCTTTTAGCTCATTACGAATATAACGACATTGTCAACGCAATACACCACTTACCAATTGATGAACAAGAGCGAGAGGGATTGTTACATCTACTAGAGATTAATCAATTCCACCTCGTGCAAGAAAACGAAATCGCAGACCACAGAACCTTTAACCAATTCAAATAAGAGGATAATAATATGGCACTTAAAATCATTTCATCAAAACAATCTATCGAAGTAAAAAACATCACTATCTGTATCTATGCTCCCCCAGCTTATGGAAAAACATCAACCGCATTTACAGCAAAAAATCCACTGCTGCTAGACTTCGATAATGGAGCATATCGTTCTCAATTCCGTAAAGATACGGTACAGATTGAATCTTGGCAAGATATTACAGGCTTAACAGAAGAGGATTTAAAGCCTTACGATACCATTATTATTGATACCGTAGGTCGTGCGTTAGATATGATTACGGTTGATATTCTAAGAAGTAATCAAAAAGGAACAACTAGAAATGGTGGAACTGAATTAAGTCAACAAGGCTATGGCACACTTAAAAATAGGTTTATTTCGTGGTTAAAACTTCTCCGCTCTTTCGGTAAAGATGTCGTTTTACTTTCACATATGACTGAGGAAAGAAAAAATGATGAGTTTGTAGAACGTTTGGATATTCAAGGCGGAGCGAAAAACGAAGTTTATAAAGTGGCAGATTTAATGGGAAGATTAGTCTTAAATGGCAATCAAAAAATTCTCGATTTTAACCCTAGCTCAACAGGCTTTGGTAAGAACCCAATAGGCTTACCTGTGATTGCTGTACCTAACTTTAAAGTTGAGCCTTTGTTCTTAGCGAATATTATCGAGCAAGTGAAAGCAGAATTAAATAAACAATCTGATGAAGCTATCAAGGAACAACAAGAACTTGATGAGGTGCACGCTAAATTCAGCGTTTTGTTAAATCCTGAAGAGTTTAACGAAATGATAGATCCAGATATGCCAACTTTACATAAGCAGCTATTAATGGATTATGCGAAAAAACAAGGAATTACTTTCAATAAAGAAAGCAAACAATTTGAAAAGGTCGCCGCATGATAAGAATCTCCGCAACAACATTAGAAGCCTACCGAAGATGGCTTGATAACGAAGATGCAACCATAGAAGATATGGTTGCTTATCTTGATAGAAAAATAGAACCTACTAAAGCAATGATGGCTGGCACTGCTTTTCATAAACTGCTTGAAACAAAACAAGGCGATCTCACAGTAGAAACAGTTGATGGTTTTACTTTTGATTTTAGTGAAATTGATAGTGATGTTTATATTCCAAAAATCAAAGAGTTTAAATTCACGGTTATGAGAAGAATTCTTGATGAAGATGTGACATTTGTTGGTGTTGTTGATGCGATGGATAGCAACACTGTTTTCGATCACAAGCTAACCTCATCAATAGATGTCGAAAAGAATTATGAGCCATCAATGCAATGGCGAGCGTATCTATCTTGGCTTAATTTAGATCATTTTACTTACAATCTTTTTAGACAGTATAACCCTGCTGCTACTCCTGATACCTTTTTAATTAAAGAAGCTGTTACCGTATCATTTCACAGGTATGAGGGTATGGATGAAGATATTGATAATATGGCAAAAAGTTTAATAATTTTTATTAAGGAGTACGCTCCACACCTAATTAATAGGGGGTAAATAATGGCAGGCATAAACAAAGCCATCATCATCGGCAATTTAGGGCAAGCTCCCGAAATCCGCACAATGCAAAACGGCGATCTAATTGCAACAATCAGCGTGGCAACCTCAGAAAGCTGGACTGATAAGCAAACAGGCGAACGGCGAGAACTCACCGAATGGCACAGAATTGTACTTTATCGGCGGTTAGCGGAAATTGCGGAGCAATACCTTAAAAAAGGCTCAAAAGTGTATGTTGAAGGGCGTATCAGAACCCGAAAATGGCAAGACAAAAATGGGCAAGAACGCTACATCACCGAAATTCAAGGCGACAGCTTGCAGATGTTAGATAGCCGTCAAGAGGGGCAAAACGCACAGGCTAACGCACCGACACAACCAGCACAAGCCAACAAGCCGAATGCTTACGCACAAGCAAAAAACGGCACTTACACCCCACCGCCACCAGCAGATTTTGATGATGAGACGCCTTTTTGACTCGTCTAACTTAAACAAAGTTAAACAATATCTAGACAATTTTAAACGATTGATTTTATTAATCATCAATAAAATCAATAAGATAGTGATTGTCTAAGTTAAACAAATACCATTTTAGTTAAACAACGGTTAAACAATTTTAGACAAACGCCCTCAAATGAGGGCTTTTTTACGAGGAAAAAATGAACACAGACCTACTCAACGAACGGGCCAAAACGCATGGCGACTTTATCAGCGGTGCAGAAACCTTTTATCACCTGATGAAACCGATTATTGAAAGCCAGCTTTTTGAACGCAACAAAGTCAAAGCCTATGCCGCCACAATGATTGCTGCCAAACTCACCCGAATTTGCAACGGTGATGAAACCTTCCCCGACCACTGGGACGACATTATCGGCTACGCTCAATTAGCCACCGGTAAGCAATTTGAACCACAGCAAGTGGTAAGTGTGCCGGTTGTGGATTATATAGAAAAGCCTAACCCAAACAGTTAGGCTTTTCCGAACAGTTGAGGAGTTATGAATGGGCTTGTTTAAGTAACAAAATTGCTTGTTCTAATATCTTTCCTTTTGAAATACCAAGCTCAACAGCAAGCCTATCTATTTCATCTGAAACAGATTGTGGAATTTTAAAAGACTTCGTTACAATGCCCCGCTTTGCCTCGCTACGAGCATTTATTTCGGTTCTTGACAATGCCATAATTATTCCCTATGATTTGAAGAACTGGGGGACTGGTACTCCCCCAGTAAGTTATCAGATTAATAAACTGGCAAAGACCAGAGTAATAAAACGATAACTAGGATAATACGGATTAACATATTATTATCCTCTTCGTTATCGTGAGGATTAAGCCTCACACTCACTTTCAAGCTATCCCTTGAAAGTGAGATTATTATAATGTATGTTTACATACAAGACAAGTAATATTTTAAGAAAGCCTGCAATGTTTATTGTGGGCTTTTTATTTGACACCGCCCAAACTTCGGATTAAGATAACCGCACTTACAAACATCTAGCGGAAATCCGCACCCGATAGCATAGCGGTTTTTTTATGCCTGAAATTTAAATCTACAGATCTGTAGATTTAAAAGCATTAAAAGTACAGATTTATACTTTTCCAAAGATCGGGGCGAGAGAACGATATACAATACATCTGAATAAGTTCCGCCGTCTAGATGCGGTAAGTTGAACCCCGATCACCCTACTTAAGTGTTCGGATAAATTAACTTAAAAACATCTAGGGGCATAAAAATGTCAAATTTAGCAATTCTTAATACTTCAGTTCGTACATACAAAAACCTTTATTCTTTAAACGACCTGCATAAAGCAAGTGGTTCGGAAAATAAGCATCAACCAGCTTTATTTATTCGTCTAGATACTACCAAAAATCTAATAGCAGAAATCGAAAGAGAAACACCCAACACAAAAGCGGTGAAAACTTTACGAGGTACACAAGGCGGAACATATGCTTGCAAAGAGCTAGTTATCGCTTACGCTGCTTGGATAAGCCCAGCTTTTCATTTAGTTGTATTACGAGCTTTCTTAAACCAAATTGAAAGTAAACCACAACAGATTGCGTTACCAGAACCAGAAAAAACAATCACCCTAAACTGGACGGAAAACGAACTTAAACGATTAGCCTCATTTTGGTGTGCCGCCTTTGAAATGCACCAAATGCTAAAACACATTGAACCAGGATTACGTACGATTGGTTCAAGTTTTGCCTCAACCGTTTATACTCAAGTTAGCGAATATCAATCTACACTTGACCTTATTCACGCACGACTTCAAGTAGATATTGATCCTTTGCAATATACAGACCCACAGAACGCACATTGGCAATATTGCTTAAACACAATCAATAACTACAAGCCGAGAGCGAAACTAATACCAGTTCGTAAATACAACTTCTAACTTAACCAACCGCCTTACCTTACTTTTTAGTGAGGCGGTTTATTGCACCCTAAATTCAGTAAATTGATTAAAGTTTAGTCATTGATTTGACAAAATTATCAAATCAAAAGGTGAAATTATGTTCAGAATTTTAATGATTATCGGCTTATTGTGGTGTGCGTATGAACTCGATTTAGGTTCAGACTGCGACGGGCATTATTGTGGAACAACTACGGATTTAATCACAAAAAACTAGAAGAAAAGAAAATGTTTTGGTTTAAAAATGCAATGATTTACCGCTTAACAAAAGCGATCGACTTCAGCAATCTATCGGCTCAGCTTGGCACTTGCGAATTTACGCCTTGCGGTAGTAGTGAGGCAAGTAAATTTGGCTGGATTGCACCACTTAGCACGAGCGAACAACTCTGCTTTGAGGCTAACGGACAAATTTTACTTGTCGCCCAGCGAGAAGAAAAAATCTTGCCAAATTATGTGATAACCAAAGAACTTGAAAGCCGAGTAAAAGCACTAGAAGAAAAAGAAAAACGCAAGCTAAAAAAAGTAGAACGGTTATCTATTAAAGATGATGTGGTTGCCTCTCTTTTGCCTCAAGCCTTTACCCGTAGCACCTACACCGCACTTTGGATTGATACACAAAACCAGTTGATTTATGTAGACGCAGGCTCAGCAAAACGGGCAGAAGATGTGTTAGCGTTACTACGTAAATCCCTAGGCTCATTGCCAGTTATCCCACTCGCCTTTGCAAACGAGCCATCACTCGTGATGACAGGCTGGATAAGCAACGCCCCCGATTGGCTGAGCGTGCTTGAAGAAGCTGAATTAGTTGGCTTTATTGAAGGTGGCGTAGCTAAATTTAAACAGCAAGATTTAGGTAGCGATGAAATAATCGAGTTACTCAAAGCAGGAAAAGTGGTAACGAAAATCGATTTAGATTGGGAAAACAATTTAAGTTTCGTGCTTTGCGAAGATGGCACACTCAAACGCCTTAAATTTGCTGATGAAATCAAAGAGAAAAATGATGACATTGCCAAAGAAGATATTGCTCAACGCTTTGACGCGGATTTTTTATTAATGACGGCAACCCTTTCAGAATTAACTAAGAGATTGCTCAATGAATTTGGCGGAGAAAAGGAAAGCGTATGAAGATTATAAAACGATTAGCTGAACGGGTGCTTAGAGATGATTTTATTTACCTCGAAAGAAAAGTTGCAGAAAAAGTTAGTGAATTAAGTAAAGAATATCAGGAAATAATTGAAGAGCGATAAAACTATTGTTGGCTTGAAAACAGTTATCGAAAATCAAAAAGCAGATATTCTTGAATTAAAAAAGCGAGTACAAAAACGACCGCACTTTAATAAACATAAAAGAGGTAAAAGATGAACACACAGAACATTAACAAGGAAACAAATGAATTGTATTCAGAAATGTTATATTAGGGAGTAAATTATGGATAGATATAACAAAGTAAAAATTCACGAAGAAATGAATAAAGTTGCTAAGCAATTAGGAGATAATCCATTTATCGCGAAACAACTTATTTCATATGAAAATAATACCATAATTGTATTCTTTGAAGATGAGGACAATGAAGATGAAACCATTTGATTTATATAAAGCCCTAGCAGGTGATCCTGTTAAATTGAGAAATGGAAAAAAAGCACTTGTAGTAAATAAAGTCCCTACTTATATTGATGCAAATAATCCTTTAATAGGATATGTAGTAAATAAAGAACATGACAAAATTGAACCAATTACTTGGACATCAGAGGGGAGTTTTCATTCTCAATCAATTATTGATGCTTTTGACATCATAGGTATGTGGGAAGATCCAAGAATTATAAATGGGATTGAAGTTCCTCGAGCCGTAACCTTAGATACAGTAGAAAACGCTCAGCTATATTATTTTATTAGTCTTATTTCAAAAGAATTAGTATCTCAAATGGGTGTAGATACTTTTAACGAGCATTGCCGAGAGGCGATTAAACGAGGGTTAGTTTTTAAAACAAAAGAAGATGCTCAAAAAATGGCGAAAGCCCTATTAAACTATAAAGAGGGTAAGAAAATTGAGTGGTTTAATGCAAATGAAAAACAACCTGAACTTGATTCTAAAATTTTATACTATTCTATAGAAAATGGGATAGGTATTGGCATAGTTAAAGAAATTAACTATGACTTTATCGATAACGACGACAAACCGTACAAATTACTTCTCATCTATGATGTAAACGATGAGACAGAATTTATTACTTCTGCTGAATATTGGATACCAGTACCTCAGCCACCACAAGCCTAACCTAACCAGTTAGGCTTTTTTTTGGAATAAATTATGCAAAAACTGGTGTATTTGATGAAAATGGTAAAATTAAAAAAGGGAAAGATTACTTCAAGCCTGATTTGGAGAAGTTTATTTAATAATAGATTTTCATTTATAGCCGCTTTTTAGCGGCTTTTTTATGGTAACAATATGGAAGCATTAAGCATTAAACAGGTAGCCAATATTCTAAACTTATCATATAGAACTGTTTTTAATCACCGACATAAATGGGGCTTTTATAAAATGGAAGGATCTCGTTTGTGGAGAATGGATAAAACAGATCTTGATTTGTTAAAAAAACAATCTAATAATAGCAGAGGGCTTGCTCTGTCTGTCGGAGAGGAAAAATTATGCCGATCAGAAAAAGAGGAAACGTCTATTACATTGACATCTACACCCCTAGTGGTGAGAGAGTTAGACGAACTATTAAAACAACTGTAAAAAAAGAAGCTCAACAATACCACGATCAACTAAAATCACAATTGTGGAAAATTGATAAGCTAGACCAAAAACCTGAATATCTCTTTGAAAACGCATTAGTTCTTTTTCTAAAAGACGCGGAAGGAAAAGAAGATACTGCCACTAAAAAACGACACGCAATTTATTATCGAAATATCTTTGCTGGTCGAAAACTTAGTTCTTTAACAAGTGATGAAATACTTGATGCAATCCCTGAAAATCATATGACGAAAGGAACCCCGCTAACAAATTCTACAAAAAATAAATATAGAACATCTATAATGCGTATATTAAAGTTGGCATATCAGTCAGGGTACATTGATAAAATGCCGTATATCCCGAAGAAAAAAGAACCACCTATTAGAGTTCGCTGGATCACCAAAGAACAAGCTAAACAACTTATTGATAAAATCAGCACAGATTGGATGAAGACGATTTGTTCTTTTGCCTTATTAACTGGGGCAAGACGAACTGAAATACTATCTATGACTTGGGATAAAATAGATTTCACTCGTAAAGTGGCGATTGTTTCTAATGATATCGCAAAATCCGAAAAAGCCAGATCGCTATTGCTTAATGATGATGCGATTAAATTGTTACAAAAACAGAAAGGGAAAAATCCAAAATACGTTTTTGTTGGAGATAAAGGACAACCACTAAAAGACATCAATAGAAAAACATTTAACAAAGCAACTGAAAAATGTTTCTTGATTGATTTCCATTTTCACGATTTAAGGCATACTTGGGCAAGTTGGCACGTCCAATCAGGTACTCCATTATTTACCTTAAAGGAATTAGGTGGCTGGGAAACATTGGAAATGGTAAAAAAATATGCACACCTTAATGCCGATCACTTACTCTCACACGCTAACTCAGTAAAATTCTAGTCACAAATTAGTCACAACGTTTTTTTGATATATAGAAATAGGCATATAGGACAA